AAGAGTAGAGTCAGTTATAGATAATGGTGTAGATACAATCGAACGTGGCGATACACTCACAGATGAAAATAAGTTATTTACTTATGGTAACAAATCTAAGTTGTCTCATCGTATGCAATGGTTTTTAGAAAATTCTGAGGCGTTACTCACTAAGAACCAATATAAGAAATTTAATCTACTAAGAGATATATATGTTGCTAAGACAGACAGTTCAAGTAAAACAGATACTAAAGGCAGACGTAAGGAAATGTTTGAAATGGCAGACATGACAAATGAACATTTAAAAAGTTTTATGAAATCAGTAAGTAAACGAGTTAATAAGAAGTATGAAGAAGAATTTGGTGAAAGAGCTAATAACTTAGGATTTAATTACGAATACAGAAAAGAAATTAAAGAAGTGTTTGAAACGTATATTAAATTAGTAGATGACATTGAAATATATGATATAGATGAAAATGATTTTGAGAAAGATATTAGAGAATTAAGACAAATAAAAGTAACAAGCCATGTAGCAGAGAACTATGATAAATATAGAGATTTTGAGCTAGTGATTACTAAGGGATTAAATTTAGAGCAAAAGAAAGAAATAGTTAAAGCTGTTTTAGGTAAGCAATTACTTTCTAACATGTTAATTAGAATTATTAAGGACAACATTGTGAGACATTTAGAGGTTATTAATAAGATTGAAGTTAAACCTGCAAAACAAACGACAGATAATTATAGTGAGTATGCACTAGAGGGATTGAAAGAAAAAGCTATAGCAGACCAAAAGAAAGCTAAAGACGAGAGAACTAAAGTATTTACAATTGATACTAATGGGGTTGTAGAAGGAAATGAGGAAATTAAAGATAATTCTAATGGTTTCTATGATACACCTGAAATGATTAGAATTAGAAATATGAATAAAGATATGTATGTAATTATGTTGTCAGACGGTAGACTTTTAAAAGATAATGTAGAAAACAAGAGTGATAGATTTAATACACCTATTGATGATACTACAATATTTATTAATAGTTTAGATGTTGAAAATAGAGCCGAAGAGCTGAATGGTAACGTAATGAAATACAAGTTTATTGATTATGGTGTGAAAGAATTTGAATTTGATAAGAAAGAAGAAAAAAGTAATAAATCTATAGCCTAACTTTTATGTTAGGCTTTTTTGTTTGTCTAACCATATATAGTAATAGAGTAAAAGAGTTCGAACACAATCAAATAAATATCTCACATTAAAAAATAAAGTGGTGAGAAAATGGAACTCAATGAACGATACAGAGAAAAACTATATAAACGTATTCAAGAACTTTTTGATGATGAAATAGAAGATGATGAAGATTATGAAGTATATCTTGAAGAAAACAAAGAATTTTTATTTGAAGAATTAGAAAATGGATATTTAGATAATATTTAAAGTAATACTTAAGTATTTAAATAATATAATAATAAATTATGACTGTAGGAGGTTAATGTATGGAACGTATCAATATCAAGAAATTATATAAAGAAACAGTAGTTAAAGATAGCTTATTTCAAACATTAAAACAAGAAATATTAAACGACCCAGCAAATAGAGAAACAATTAATATTATTAAGTCTTATGATGTTGATGAAGATATGGCTGTATTGATGATAATTGAAATTGCTCAATTACATGATGATAATGATTTAGATTACTTAGGAGGGTTTTAATTATGAATAAATCAAACGAAGATAGATATAAAGCATATGAGCATATTACAGATGAGGTTGAGTCATTTATATTACAAAAAGGTATTTTAAATGATTATGAAATTGAAATAAACAGTGAGATAGATTTTGATTACAACAAAGCAACAGATAGATTAACCATTGATATCAGAATGAGTAGAGACCTATGACATTACTTTCAATAGTAGCATGGGTCTTTTACTTTGTTAGCTGTTATTATCTATACTCACTAATCAATCAGGTAAGCTCATATAGCTTTAAATTAAGCCATAAAACATTCTTAGGTCTTATAGGTCTATTTTATATTTTGTACGTGAATATAGCCTTTATTTGGCTTATAGGGGGGACATTGTAATGAGAGCTTTAAGAACTGATGAGAACATTAATAAAAAATTTATACAGCATAACGATTATAAGAATTATAAAACACATTACCAATGCTCAAGGTGCTTAAGTTTTGATGTAGATAAACATGTAACACATAGTGACTATTCATTTCCTAATGAAACGATATTACATTGTAATGACTGTCACTTATCAGACAGCTTATACAAACGTTGTAAGGAAGATGTAAATGAATAGGTTAAGTAAGTTATCAGATAAAGAAAGAAACTACTTAGATACTAAGCAGGCACTAGAGACGATACAAGAGAATAACAGACAGAATAATATAGATATCAAGTACAGCATAAAGGAATTTAAAGACGGATATTATATAGAGGTTGTACATGATTAGGAGGTAGACAGATGTATTTACAGAATTACACATATGAATGTATTAAGGACAATTACCATTTTAAAGCAGGTGAAATAGCACTTGTATATCCTACATTCGTACCAGTAGATAAAAAGGTATATCAGTTTGTTAATGATAAGGGTGAGCTCATGAGTGAGGAATATCTACATGAATACTATAAGAAGGTAGAAGTATAGAACAATTAGGAGGGAATACAATGAAATATAATGAACAGGGATATGACTGTATAGAGGAAAATATAAACAATCATTTTGTAATTAATTTAGTAGATTTAGAAAAAAACAACTTATCGACAATGACAATAGAGAATGGTTTAGAAGAATTTTCTCTATCCGAACGTGAACAACAAGAAATGTTTTTATATTATTATCTTTTAGAAAAGTGGAGTTAGTTTTAACCTACTTGATTATTAGTAGGTATATAATCAATGGGTAGTATGTATTAGAGCTCATATATACACGTGCACATATCCATGGGTTATATACGTGTTAATAACCTTAGGCGTTATAACACAGTATCTATATGACCTCCTAATATATAGACATACAACAACCTCCAATACCTCAGTGACAATAGTCATTGGGGTAATACATAAAGGTAATACTCATAGGCAACATAGTAGTAATACTTAAGTAAAACATAAACATAATACTATACAAAGGAATGCATAGAATGAGAAAAGATTTAAGTATAGTTGATAGTAAGTTAAGAGTAATGATTATACATTCAGTTGATGATATGAAACTAGAAACAGAGAAAGCTTTATATGATTTAACTATGAATGATTATGATATTAAAGAAGTAATAGAAGATAACAATAGAACAATCATTAAGTATTATATTGATGATGAGTTGTATCAACTAGAAAGAATGTGATTACAATTCCTAAACGTAAATGCAATAAGATTAATTGTAATGAACTAATAGACTTTAAAGAAACATATTGTAATAAACATAAAGAGTTAAACAATCAAAGTAATAAAGATTATGAAAGATATAGAACAGAAAGAGATAAAACATATATTAAGTTCTATCAATCAAGACAATGGAAGAACACAAGAAAATCAGTAATGATTGAACATGATTATTTATGTCAGGAATGTTTAAGACAAGGTTATTACAAACAAGCTAATGTAGTAGACCATATCATAGAGTTAAAAGATGATTGGGATAAGAGACTAGATAAAGATAATCTTGAACCATTATGTAATGCTTGTCACAATATCAAGACGAAAGAGGAACAGAAGAGACGGGGTACAAGTTAACTAGGTACAACTTTCGGTTGACAAGAAAAATTTTACCAAAAAATTCCAAAAAAATAAAAAGCCGGTACCCAAATAACGGGGTGACTTGTGGGAAACGAGCTAAAACGAGCCGAACTCTTCTCTTAACCAATCTCTAAATATGAAAGTAAAAACGCGACTTTTAGGCAGTTATAAAGTATTACTATTAATAAATACTCAAGTATTATGAATTATAAAGAAAAGAGGTGAAGGTATGGCAAAGCTTACGGACGAAGATGTTAAAGGTATCATTAAATGTTATCAAGAAGGTATGAACTTTACTGAAATAGGTGAAAAATACAACGTTACAAGAACAACAATTACAAGAAAGCTAAAGAGTTCAGGCGTGTATAACCTAGACTTATCAACTAAAGAATGTGAGTACTGTCATACCAAGTTTTCACCTAGCAAGTATGGATATGATGTACAGAGATACTGTTCTAGCACTTGTAGAAGTAGGGCATATTGGGACGTATCAAAAGAACACTTAAAAACATGTAGTGTTTGCAATAAGACGTTTATAAATGAACGAGATACTGAGTTCTGTTCATTTGAATGTAAAAAAGAGTACATAGGTAACGAGTTAGCAAAGCCTGTACCTATCAGTAAAAACGCTCTTAGATTAAGTAGAGCAAGACAAAACGGACAATTTGACGCTGACATAGATATATACAAGTTAATAGAAAGAGACGGAGAACAATGTTACTTATGTGGTGATGTTGTTCTTTTTAATGTTCATTTTAACGACCCTAAGTATCCAACTATTGAGCATGTAATACCAATTGCTAAAGGTGGAACACACTCATGGGATAACGTAAAGGTAGCTTGTAGAGATTGCAATACAAGAAAGAGCACTAAGAATGTTGAACTATTTACAAAGGAGGCTGAGTACGGTGGGACGACCAAGAAAGACGTTGGATAATCAGAAGGGTAATCTAACAACTGAGAAACAAGAAGAGTTAAAAGAGACCGAGGCAAAGCTAGAACAACTAACACCTATTCAAAAAACGCCTCCTAGTTGGTTAACAACACCAGCAAAGAAAGAATATAAGCGTATCATTGTTTTACTACAAGAGTTAAATGTGGCTGATTTAGACTTAGCTATGATATCAACTTATTGTCAGGCATACGCAGACTTTCAACAAGCAACTAAAGAACTAGCAAAAGATGAAGTAGTAACATTCACAGAACGAGGCTCTAAAGTTAATCCATGGCATAGGGTAAAAGTAGACTCATATGGAATTATCAATAGTATAGCACCGAAAATGGGCTTAACATTGGATAGTAGAATGAAACTATTAACACCTAAACCTAAAGAAGAAATAGAAGACAAGTTTGGGGCGTTACTAGATGATTAATATTAGAAATGAACATGAGATTGATTACGTTTCAGATTATGCTAGAGCAGTATATAAAGGTGACATTATCACAAGTAAGAAAGTTAAAAAACAATGTGAAAAACATTTAAAAGATTTAAAAAGAGAAAATTTTAAGTTTCATTATGATGTAAAGAAAGCTAATAGGGTAATTCATTTTATGGAAATGCTACCCAACCCTAAAGATGGCAAACCAATGAAACTTGCTAGATGGCAAAAATTTGTTGTAGGTAGTTTATTCGGGTGGGAGGACGAACTCAATAATAGACGCTACAAAAGAGCTTATATATCTGTAGCTCGTAAAAATTCTAAGTCTATTTTAACAGCAGGTATTACATTATATGAGTTTCTATATGGTAAGAACCCTAAATTAGGAAGACAACTATATACAACAGCAAACTCTAAAGACCAAGCACGTATCGTATTTAATATGGTTAAGAAACAGCTTGAAACAATTAGAGAACAGTCACCAGCTATTAAAAACATTACGAAAATAACACCTAGTAGGAATGAAATACTAAACTTGAAAGACGACTCAATAATTAGACCACTAAGTAAAGATACTTCGAGCTTAGACGGGTTTGAGCCTTTAGTAGGCGTACTTGATGAGTACCATGAAAGTAAAGATAATAAGATGATTGACGTCTTACGCTCAGGACAAATTCTATTGAACAATCCACTTACAATTATTATAAGTACAGCAGGTTTTAACATGGGACAAGCTCCTATGTATGAGCAGTATTTATACTTGTCTAAAGTATTAAATGGTGAAGAAGAGAACGACACATATTTTACATTTATAGCTGAAATGGACGACCCTAAAGAAATCTATGATGAAAAAATGTGGATTAAATCAAACCCTTTATTAGAAGTAGATGAACTCAGACCTATCATGATGCAAAACTTAAGAGACGAGTTACAAGAAGGTATACAGAAGCAAGACTTAAATGGTATCAAAGTAAAAAACTTCAACATGTGGCAACAATCAAGCAGAGATACTTATATAGCGTTGTCTGATTGGGAAGAGTGTTACACAGATAGTAAGTTAAATATCACAGGCAGAGACGTTTATATAGGCGTTGACTTATCTAGGTCAGATGACTTAACAGCCATTGGAATGATATTCCCTACAGAAGATAAAAAATACTTTGTTGATTCTCATGTGTTTATTGGCACAAAGAAACCAATTGCTGAAAAGTCTAAAGCAGATAAAATTGATTACATGAAATTAGTTGAGACCGATATGGGTACATTAACTAATAGTATTTCAGGGGTCATAAATTATGAACAAGTGTGTGAATGGTTAATTGATTATATAGAAGACAATCAGTTAAATGTTAAAGGTATCATGTACGATAGCTGGAACGCTCAGGCAGTTATTGCCAAGCTAGAGAATGAAACTGATTACCCACTAATAGAAGTAGGACAAAACTACAGAAACCTATCACCAGCTTTAAAACAGTTTAAATTAGATGTATTTGAAAAGAAAATACTACACAATGGCAACCCTAACTTAAACTTAGCAATATCAAACGCAATAGTTAAAACAGACAATAATGGAAATATTATATTAAACAAAATGCTAAATCGTTCTAAGATTGACAGTATTGTATCTTTAACGACAGCATACACAATGGCAATGAATCATGAATTTAATAATGATTATATTGATTATGTAATGTCAGATGATTTCGGCTTTTAGGAGGTACAAACAATTGAATTTATTAAAAGCAATAGGACAAGCATTGGTTAATAACCTTGTAGCTGTTCTTTTTTTAGTTGGTATGACTATTTTAAACGTTGCAACTTATCTACAGTTCAACATTGAGATAGGTTTATTCTGTACAGGGTTTACATTAATAATAATTGCCCTTATTTATCAATTTGAACAAGCAAGTACGAACCAATAGAAATGGGGTGACAATTAAAAAATGGGAATTTTCTTTAAAGGTGAAACTAGAAATATTAATCCAGTTGATACAAGCTCAGCAGGGGACATATTTTCAGCTTTTCCATTAAACACCGTTCCGTTATCAGCTTTAAGTTGGGACGAACATAAAGCATTACAGAACTCAGACATATTTACAGCTATTACTACATTAAGTAAGGACATAGCTAAGTTAGATATTAGAGTAAAAGAAAACGGAATATATAAAGAGAAAGACAGAATTGAGTATTTACTCAATCAAGCACCTAACAAATATTACAATGGTTATCAACTTAAAAATATTGTAATGATGTCAGCATTATTAACTGGTAAAGGCTATATAAAGATTGAGCGTAACAATATGCAACAAGTACAAGCCTTATATCATGTTAAGACAAGTCAAATAAAGTTAAAAGATGATGAAAATGGTTATTATTATGAAATTACTAATGATGGTAAGACGTTAAGAGTTAAGTTTGAAGATGTTATTTGTATTATGCCTTACTCATTAGATGGTATTAATCCTATTACAGCATTGGACGCTTTAAAAGATGATATGAATACGCAAAAGTTTAGTAAAAAGTTCTTTGCTAATTTCTTTGCTAATGGTTCACAAGCTGGCTCAGTACTTACCATGAAAGACGGTAAATTATCACCCGAGGCTAGGAAAAAAATTAAAGATGAGTGGCAACAAGCTAATAGTGGTGAAGATAACGCTGGTAAAGTAATCGTATTAGACGAGACTATGAAATTTGACCAACTAGAGATAAATACAGACATTCTAAACGTTATTAATAATAGTACAGCAAGTACAAAAGCAATAGCCAAGGCGTTTGGCTTACCTTTAAGTAAACTAGGGCTTACAGACCCTAATACGAGCTTACAGGATAGTTTAAACGATTATTTACTAAATACCTTAGGCTCTTATATGAAAGTTATTACAGCAGAACTCAATTTCAAGTTAATTGGTACTAAAGAACAATACACTAAGGAATTTGTATTCGATACTACAGCTTATCGTACCGTTGATTGGAAGGAACACGTTGAATTAATCAATAGTCAGTTAGATAAAGGTGGTATTACCTTAGATGAATACCGTAACCAATTAGGCTATGAGCCAATACCTGACGGACTAGGAGCTAATCACAGAGTAGACCTTAACCACATTAACTTAAACGTAGCTGACGATTACCAATTACGTAAAACAAGTGTGAATAATCAAGCACCACAAGTTAATAATTTGGAAGGTGGTGAAAATAACTAATGAACAACAAAGAAATTAGAGCAATGGAAACTATCAAAGCAGTAGATGATGAAAAAATGATAGTTGAAGGTTACGCTTTACGTTTTAATACCCTATCTAATGATTTAGGTGGCTTTGTTGAAACAATTTCACCTGAGGCTTTAAAAGAGGCTGACCTTTCAGATGTACGTTGTTTAATCGACCATGACTCAAGTAAAGTACTAGGTCGTACAACGTCAGAAACTTTAGAGTTAAAGATTGATGAAGAAGGTTTATACTTTAGAACGCAATTACCTAATACAACTTACGCTAAAGACTTATATGAAAATATAAGACTAGGAAATATTAATCAATGTTCATTCGGTTTCATTCTTGATGAAAATGGTGACGAGTTTGAAAAGCGTGAAGATGGATTATTTAAACGTACATTAAGAAAAATAAAATCATTGTTTGATGTGAGTATCGTAACTTATCCAGCATACAATGATACAGATGTATCACCAGCTTTAAGAAGTATTGAACAAATTAAAGAGCAAGAATTAGCAGATATTAAAGCTAAACAGCAAGAAGAAGTAAGAAAACAAACTGAATTATTAAAAATGCAATTAGACCTTTTAAAACTTAAATAGGTCTATTTTTTATGCACAAAATAAAATAATACTCAAATATGAGTAAACATTAATACGGAGGTATTACTTAAATGGAAACTAAAGACTTGAAAGAATTACGTTCATTACGAGCTGAGCAAGTAGAAGTAGCTGAAAAAGCTATCACTGAGGAAAAAACCGAAGAGGCTAAGTCAGCATTAGAACAAATCAAAGAATTAGACGCTCGTATCGAAAAAGTAGAACAAGAAGTTAAAGAAATCAAAGACGAAAAAGGCAAAGATGAAACTAACGAAGAGCCTAAAGCTCAAGAAGGAGAACAAAGAAATATGACTAATGAATTTAAACCATCTGTAACACAAGAACAAGACAACAAAGAAGTACGTTCTTTCATGGAATATATTAAATCAAAAGGTGCTGTACGTGACGGAATTACGTCAGTAGACGCTGAGGCAATTATTCCTAAAGATATTGCTACACAACCTGTAACATTACCTGAAACAGTAACAGACTTAAAAGAATTTACAAATGTAGTACAAGTTAAAACAGGCTCAGGTTCTTACCCTGTATTAGAGTCAGCTACAGAAGTTATGCACTCAGTTGCAGAATTAGAGGCTAACCCTGAATTAGCTAAACCTAAGTTCAAAAAGGTAGCTTATGAAGTACAAACTTACCGTGGTAGCGTAGCAGTTTCAGAAGAGTCATTACAAGACAGTGACGCAGACCTAGGAAAAATCATTGCTGATAATAACGCTCGTATTGGATTAAATACAAGAAACAAAGCAATTTCTGATGTAATGAAAACTTTTCCAGCTAAAGAAGTAAACGGAACAGACGGAATTAAAGCAATCTTAAACGTAGACTTAGACCCAGCTTACAACGTGACTATTGTAGCGTCTCAAACATTCTTTAATGTATTAGATACTCTTAAAGATAAAAATGGTCAATATATCTTACAAGCTGACATTACTAGCCCAAGTGGTAAATCTATCTCAGGTCGTCCAGTACGTGTAATTGCTGATAACTTGTTAGGTGCTAAAGGTGAGGCTAAAGCTTTCATTGGTGATATTAAACACGCTATCTTGTTTGCAGATAGAGCTCAATCTAGTGCACGTTGGATTAATAACGACATCTATGGTCAATTACTAGGAATTGCTGAGCGTTTTGACGTTAAGAAAGCTGTAGAAGAGGCTGGTTACTTTGTAACTTACACAGCACCAGTTGAGGACGACAACGCAGGAGCATAATAAGAAAGGGTGAAAAATAATGGAGCTTAGTACATTAAAGTTACATTTAAGGATTACCCATTCTGTAGAAGATGAATTATTAGAGATATATAAGGGTTGGGCTGAGGACGAAGTAAAGGACTCAGTTTCAACTTCACCTACTCTAAATAATGAATTTTTTGAGAATAATAAACATTATGAAAGAGCTGTAGCTTTGCTTACAGCTTTTTATTATGAGAATAGAGTAGCTTATTCAGATACGTCACAAGTCTCTATGCCTGATGGCGTACTGAGTGCTATTCAAAAAATGAGGGGTGAATATCATGAACAGATTGAGAAATCTTGATGATTATGTAACCTTTTATAAAATCTCAACAGATAGCCCTGAGGCTGGTTGGGGAGAAGAAACAGAGGTATTTCAATCCTTTTGTGAAATCTATGAACCCTCAGCAAAGGACGTACAACTAGGAAACTTAGAAACAAGTAAAACAAACACAACCTTAATTATTCGTAACCCTATGCCTGAATATATCCCGAGAGTGAGCCACACATTCACTATTAACTCAGGATTATATACAGGTATTTCTTTTAATATCAAAAACATTGCACCCGATAAGCAACCGAACTATTTAAAGATAGTAGGTGAGGCTCAATGAAGATAGATGTAAAAGGTATTAAAGAAATTGAGAAATACCTAGATAAGAAATTTAGTAAAAAACAAATGCAACGTATTACAGATAGTGCCTTGATTGTAGCTGGTAATAAAGTAGTGGAATTACTAAAGAAACGTATGACGGTATTCGAAGATACAGGGGCAACAGTAGATAGTATTAAATTATCTGAACCTAAGAATATTAATGGTACAAGAACAGTACAAATTCACTGGACAGGTAAAGCAGGTCGTGAGTATCTAATTCATTTGAATGAGTTTGGTCACTATGACCGAGGTGGAAATTGGGTCAATACAAGAGGTAAAGGTGTCATTGAGTCAGCTTTAAAGACAGGTAGAGAAATATATTTCAAAGAAGTCAAAAGACAATTGGAGCGTGCTCTATGAGGGATATGACTATGGAAATATACAATGCTCTACTATCAGACACTGAATTAATGAAACACGTGGATAAGAAAGATATTAAATTTCAAGAATATCCTAATGCTCAATCAATAGTAAATACGGCTATTATTATTGACCCACTAATATCACCTAACCCAAGTGATTATGCTGACAATGAGAATTTAACTTATGAGTTCTTATATCAGGTTGATGTGTTTGTAAAACAGAATAAAGGTGTTAAAGGTCGTTTACTTTGTGAACGGCTTATTTTACGTGTTCAACAAGTTTTAAGAAGTAATGGGCTCCTAGATACAGGTACAGGGGTCAAACCCGATTGGGACAAAGAAAATAGTTTACACCGTCAGACCAAAAGGTTTGAAGGAAAAATATATAAAGAAGAAATGGAGCAATTATAAATGGCAGAAAAATCATACCGTAGTTTTACAGGATTATCAGGTTTTAAATATAAAGCAGAAGGTTCAACAGAAGTATCAAAGGTGGAAGATATTGATTACATTCAAGAGATTTCAGTATCTAAAGAACAATCAATTGAGAAAGCTTATGGAGCAAACAAAGTAGCAGAAATGACTGTAACTAACGGTACAGTAGAATTAGAAAGTACATTCCATAAATTACCATTACAAGATAGAACAGTGTTATTTGGTTTAACTAAGTCAGATATTGGCGTTGTTGGTGTTGGTAACGATACACCTCCATACGTAGCTGTAATGTTCGAGAAAACAATGGAAGACGGTTCAGTAGAATATGTTGGATTGCCTAAAGGTATCTTTACATTTCCTGAGTTCTCTGGAAACACTAAAGAGGACGGTGTTGAGTTCTCTCAAGACCAATCAACTGGAGAATTCATGCAAGCAAAAGTTGAAGGCTTTGAAAAACCTATGACAATGTTATTAGGACATGACGAAAAAGGTTCTACTAAAATGCGTGACGCTATCTACAAAGCTGTGTTTGAAGTAGCACACCCTGAGGCTGGTTCAGGTGAAGCAGAAGACAAACAAACAGAAGACCAAGGAGCTTAATAGTTAATGGCTGAAAAGAAAAAACGTACTACTGTTAAGAAAGTTAAGTATGAAGTAGTTAACTACTTTGAGGACTTACAAGACAAACGCAAAGCTTACAACGTAGGTGATAGATTTCCTAAACCAGCCAATAAAAAAGTAAGTGATGAGCGTATCTTAGAACTTTCTACAGTAGACAATAAGCAAGGTAAAGTATTAATAAAGAAAATTGAAGAGTAACACAATTGAGGGGCTATCTTTAGCCTCTCTTTTTAATTATTAAAAACCAATAAACCAATAAAAACATATTAAGAAATGGAGCAATATATAATGAAAAAGAATTTTATAGAATTAATTACAGAAGTAGACAAAAACGGTGAAGTTAAAGATAAAAAGGTATTCGTAACACCTGGTTTTATCCCATTCTCAAAATTAATTGAGGCGTCAAAAGTATTAGAATCAGTTGAGGAAAAATCAGAAATGGAAGGCTTACAAGAAATGCTTAAAGTAGTAGCTGACCTATACAATAATCAATTTACAACTCAAGAATTACTTGACGGATTACATGCACCTGACGCAATTGAGATTTTACAACAACAAATTGAATTTATCTCAACAGGTAAGGTTACAGAAGATAACGAGGCTAAGTTAAAAGAGATTTTAAAATAATAAGAGGTGAATAAGAAATGAAAAATAATTCAATTGAACTTATAACTGAGTTTAGTGATACAGGTGAACCGTTAAGAACAGAAACGTTTTTAACAAGAGGCACAATCAAGCTAGTTATGGTTTATGAATGTGTTTCATTTCTTTCTCTACTTAAAGATGTACCTGATACTAATGAAGTCCAGCAGATGATAGACCTTGTTACAAGAATATATGATGAGCAATTTACTAAGAACCAATTAATAGACGGGTTGCCTAGTCATAAAGCTGTACCTGAGTTATATCAACAAATTGTTTTTATAGCTAGTGGTAACCAAGTAGTAGATGAAGTTAAAGACACAGTTAAAAATGATAAAGATATCAACTCTAAAACAGTTAGCTCATGGAAAGAATACAAGGGGCATTTGAACGATTTAATAAAAGATATGACTAAGGAAGGTAAGGACATAAATGAGGTTCTTAACCTTCCTTATGCTTTTATGATGACTGATTTAAGTGAGGAAATTCGAAAAGTAGAACGCAAAGAGTCAATGTTGGACGCCTTCATGTAAAAGCCTACCTTAATCTTAACTATTATTCAGGGGGTGAATATCAATGGAAGAAAACTCAATGATTTATGCTTTTTTATTTGCTCCCGTACATTATAAATGTGAATCAATGATTGATTGTTTTTTAGATTAAGATTTATAAATTTTAAAGGTAGGTGGAACAAGTAAATGGCAGAAACAATTAAAGGTTTAAGAATAGATTTAAGCCTTAAGGATATGGGTGTAGGGCGTACTATTACGGAACTTAAACGTAGTTTTAGAACCCTTAACACAGACTTAAAAGTAAGTAGTAAAAACTTTGAATATACGGAAAAGAGTACACAAAGTTATAAAAAAAGATTAGAAGAGCTAAGTACAGCAGTAAAAATTGCCACTAAGAACGTTGAAGAATTAGAACAAGAGTATCACACAGTAGCAGAGGCACAAGGACATAACAGTAAACAAGCTCAAGCCTTAAGAGCAGAGTATAACAGACAAGCAACAGAATTAAAGTTTCTAAAAGATAGTTTGAATGATACAACTCAAGACTATAAAGAATTTACTAAAGCTCAACAAATAGCTAACTCAGGTTGGACTAAAGCTGGTAATGGTATGACAAGTATTAGTAAAGGATTAGACTCAGTTTCTAATAAATTATCTTCTACAGGTAAATCATTAACAAATAGTATCACTAAACCAGCCCTTATTGCTGGTGGAGCTCTAGCAGGTATGACAGCTAAATTAGGTTTTGACAGATTAGTAGGACTAGATAGTGCAAAAGCTAAACTTGAAGGTTTAGGAAAAAGTACAGAAGAAGTAGAACGTATTTCAAAACAGGTAGCTAACGGTATCAAGGGAGGAATGACTACCATGGCTGAGGGCACAGACGTAGCCGCTGGTGCTCTAGCCTCAGGTGTAAAAGAAGGTAAAGAGTTAGAGAAATATATCAAGCTTGTAGGTGACGCCTCAGTAGGTGCTAATAGACCTGTAGCTGATATGGCTATGATATTTAACCGTGTAACTGGTCAAGGTAAACTTATGACAGAAGAGTTAAACATGGTTGAGGAAGGCATGCCTGGTTTTTCTAAAGCAATGGCTAAACACTTAGGTGTAACTTATGAAGAGTTTAGAAAAATGGTAACCGAGGGTGAAGTAAGCTCTAAAGACTTTATGACAGTAATGGAAGACTTTGCTGGTAATATGTCAGGAGCTTATGCTAAATCATTTAAAGGTATGTGGCAAAACTCTAAGGCTTATATCGGTATGATTGGAGAAAGCTTACTAAGTGGAGCGTTTGAACAATCAAAAGACTCATTAAGAGAATTTGAAAAATTATTACAATCACCAGGAGCTCAACAATGGGCTAAAGAAACAGGTGAAAAACTAGCAACAGGTATCGAGAAAATATCTAACGCTATAAGTGGTATTATCAGTTGGTTTAACAGTTTAGATAAAGGAACTCAGAAATCAATAGCTAGTATCATGAAGTGGTCTACATTAATACTTATTGGTATAGGTCCTGTATTAACAATATTTGGTAAATTAACAGGTGTGTTAGCTGGTACTTTCGGAGGACTAGGTAAAGTATTAGGTTTCATGGGTAAACTGTCCGTTGAGTCTAAGAATGCTGGTTCAATGTTAGGTGGCTTTACTAAAATGTTCCCTAAGTTAGGTGGAGCAATAGGATTAGTAGCTAACCCAATAGGTTTAACAGTTCTTGCAATCGGTGCCTTAGTTGCTGGTCTAGTTATAGCTTATAAAAAATCTGAAACATTTAGAAATATAGTTAACGGTGCATTTAACGCAATTGTAACTGGATTGTCAGCTTTATGGAATGGTATTAAAACATTCTTACAACCTGTAATCAAAGCTATCACTGATTTTGGTGGTGAGCTTAAGAAAACTATAGGTGATTTTTGGGCTGAAAATGGAGCTCAATTCATGCAAGCTCTTAGCAATATCAAAAATGCCTTTGTTTCTCTATGGACTACAAGCAAACCAGCTATTAGTGGAATAGGCACAGCCTTTTCAGCAGTATTCGGTGTGATTAAAAATGTAGTAGTGGCAGTTATGCCAATCATCACAGGAATATTAAAAGTTGGTTGGTTCTTAATTCAATCTCTAATCGTTTCCGTTTGGAATAACATTAAAGGTGTAATCACAGGTGCTTTAAATGTCATAATGGGCGTTATCAAAGTATTTAGTGGTATCTTTACGGGTGATTTCAAGCTAATGTGGGAAGGCGTTAAACAAATATTTGTTGGAGCTTTCCAATTCTTATGGAACCTAGTTCAACTATGGTTTGTAGGGAAAATATTTGGTGTATTCAAATTAGGTTTTGGATTAATCAAAGGAATAGTAAGCAGTTCACTAGGTGGCGTAAGAGGAACATTCACAGTTGTATTAAAAGCTATATGGGGCTTTGTTAAGTCAATTTTCACGAACATATGGACGTTTATAAAATTCATCTTTGGTAATGTTCTCAAGTTTACTAAAGCTATATGGGGCTTTATTAAATTAGCTGTAACTAATCCAGTAAAAGCAATTTATGTTTTAGTCCGTTTACAATTCACTTTACTTTATAAAGTAGTCCGTGCAATCTTTACGGGTCTTTCTAAAGTAGTTAAAGTAATTTGGACTGGATTGAAGAACGCAGTAGTTAAAACAGCTAAGTTATTGTATGCGTTAGTTAGAAATAACTTCTTACTCTTAAGAAAAGCAGTATCTACTATAGTTAGTGCTTTATCTAAGGCAGTACGTGCTACATTCACATTCTTAAAGAATGCTGTAGTTAAAACTGTTCAATTACTATCTAATACAGTAAGAGCAGTATTCAGTACAATGTCTAAAGTATTAAGAGCTATAGCTAGTGGATTATCTAAAGCTGTAAGAGCTACATTCAACGCTTTAAAAAATGCTGTAATTAAGACAATCAAGCTATTATATACAACTTTAAGAGCTGTTTTTAATACTCTAAGAAAAGTAGTAACAGGAATAGTTAAGGGTCTTAAAGACGCTGTAACAGGCAACTTTAGAGGCTTGAAAAACAATGCTATTAAGCTGATTACACAAACTAAGAACAATATTGTTAACGGTTTTAAAGGAATGTACAATGCTGGTAAATCATGGATAAGTAAACTTAAAAACTTTATCGGTGATTCAGTTTCAGGCTTTAAGAAGGTAGCAAGTAAAGTTGGTAAAGGTGTAGCTAATGGAGCTATAGCAGGATTAAATGGAATGATTGACGGAATTAACTCATTATCTGACAAGATTATGAAAAAGAAATTAATCAAGAATAAAATTCCTAAATTATCAACTGGTACTGGATTAAGTCCTCAAGTAAAAACTGACAGTAATGGCTTACTTAAACGTGGAACTAAAGCAATTGTTAATGACAAGGGCTTAGGTAACGGTAAAGGTAGAAATGGTCATCAAGAACTTATCTATCGTAAAGGTGGAAAGATTGAAAGACCAATAGGTAACAACAAGAAAGTAAGCTTAAAACGTGGTGACGGTGTAATTAACGGTGCACAGTCTAAATCACTAATACCTCACTTTGCAAAAGGTACTAATGTAGCTGAGGAATTATGGAATGGTGTTAAAGACACAACTTCTAAAGGCTATCATAAAGCTAAAGACAAAGGTTCAGACATTATCGAAGGTGGAAAAGACTTAGCTGGAAAAGCTAAGAAACAGTTTGATAAAACAATCGGTGACGTTATGGATTACGTTAAGAACCCAATGAAGCTTATAGATAAAACTATGAAGTTATTTGGCGTAGATTTCTCAGGCGTCAAAGGTGCTATGGGTGGAATGATGGACTTTGGTTACAAAGGACTAAAAAGTTCACTTAAAGACCTTATTACGGATTGGTTTGCTGAGTCAGAAGGTGGAGACGGTAGTTCTTCATGGTTACCATGGAAAAACATATTACAAACGTTCGGACATTATACTGGTGGACTTATGTTCAACGGTGGACGACATTACGGAATAGATTTCGGTATGCCAACAGGTACGCCAATCAAAGCCTTAACAAGTGGTAAGATTTCACAAGCTGGTTGGGTAAATGGTGGTGGAGGTAACCAAGTAACATTAGATGAACCAGGTGGAAAATGGTTCCAATGGTACATGCATATGAGAAATGGTGGCGTGAAGGTTAAGAAGGGTCAAAAAGTAAATGCTGGTGACATTTTAGGTTACTCAGGTAATACTGGTAACTCAACTACACCTCACTTACACATTCAACGTATGAAAGGTTATCCTTCTAACGCAACAGCAGTAAACCCTATGAGTTGGTTAAAATCTCTTAAAGGTGGAGGTAGTAAATCAGCTAGTAAGTGGAGACCAGAAGTAATTAAAGCTTTAAAAATGAATGGACTTCCAACTACTTCATCTTATGTTAACGCATGGATTAAACAGATTGACACTGAGTCAAGTGGTAATGCTGGAGCCATGGGTGGAGATGATGGATTAGCTGACGGTAGAGCTCAAGGTCTTGTACAGGTTAAACCAGGTACATTCAGAGCTAACAAGTTTAAGGGTCATAGTAATATCATGAACGGACTTGATAACCTATTAGCTGGAATTAGATACGCTAAAGGACGCTATGGCGTTAAAGGTATGTTAGGTGTGATTGGACACGGTCATGGTTACGCTACAGGTGGCGTAATCCGTGAGAATGGATTATATAACCTGACTGAGCAAGGTCATGAGGAAATAGTAATACCTACAGACCCTAGACGCTCAAGTGACGCTATGAAACTTATGGCGTACGCTAGTGAGAAGATACAGGGTAAAGGTAAGAAAAACAAACGACCTAATCAATTATCAAACGGTAATACTCAAGTAACACCTAATGATAATACTGATATTTTAGCTTTAATGGCTCAACAATTACAAGCACAAAAAGAACAAATTGACTTACTAACTCAAATTGCTCTATCTAATTCTGGTATTGAGGCTAAAGCTGGTTTTAGTGAACAAGACGTAAGTAACGCACAAGGTAAGCGTGCAAGAATGAATGGCATAAATAAAGGAATACTAGGAGGAATATAAATTGAGTAAATGGGCTAGAATGTTTGATGAAAACTCTAGTTTCACAATTACAGATATTCCAAAACTATCAATGCTTGATTTTGAAGAGGAAGGCGTACAAGTTAACGCTAACGCTCAAGAAATGAATGGCACTGATGGGGTTATTTTAGGGGGTCGAACAACGTTCGGCTCCTTTAAATTAATCTTAAGATTTTGGTACAAAGGCAATGATACAAATGATTATAACTTAATGAAACAGAGATTAAGGGGATTACTATTTAAACGTGACCCATATTATATAAGTCATTCGGACATGCCTGGTAAAAAATACGCTGTTTATTGTGAAGATAACGCAATAACTGATGTAGGTACTCAGTTTGGTCAGTTCGAAGTTTCATTTGTTGTTTTTAAAGGTTATTCAGAATCATTAAAAGACACTCAAAGCCTTAACCTAATGTCTGATTTTTGGCAGTATGGTAACGGATTAACAGCTAGTGAAGATACTAAGTACACACATCATACAAATAAATTCAAAATATTCAACGGTTCAACAGACACAATTGAACCAGCAATGAATAGGCATGACTTAGAAATAACAATCAATATAGACGCACCCAATGGGTTCAAATTAGTAAACAAGACAAATAAAACAGAATTTGAATACACTAAGAAACTTACAACTAAAGATACCTTAGTAATCAAAGGAGCTAATCCTTTTCTAAAGAATAAAAGAGTAGGACATAATACTACTTTTGAATATGTAACGATAGCTGAGGGTAATAACGACTTTGAAATACAAGGCGACGGTGCAATTCTTAAAGAAATAAAATTCAAATTTCCATTCATATATAGGTAGGTGAGATTAATTGTATAACTTAGTTGTTAAAGATAGACAGCGTAAAATTGGTGAGATATATTCCGATTTTTACCCTGATACATTTAAGTATGAGTATGAAAAGAACAACGAACGCCAATTATCTCTTACTGCCTTTAAAACATATGAAAATGCTGACCTATTTGGCTTATTAATTAATGAGTCAATTCTTATGTGGAAAGGTCAAGAGTATGTAATCAAATCAACGTCTATTAAGAATGATAATTTAATCACTACTAATGACATAGTAGCTAAACATATATTCATGGACTTCTCTAAACATTATATTGAGAAAGATTTAGAGAATGAAGAGTTAAATGGTGACACAAATGACAAGAACAAACCGACTTATAGCCTAGAGCAATATTTAGAATTTGGTTTTAGGGGTAATAAGCTAGGTTTTAAATATAAAGTTATTGGTAAGTTTCCTAAACGTGTAGCTATAGATGAGCTAGGTAATAAAAACGGTATGGAATACTTAACAGAAGGTGCAGAGTTATTTAATTATATATATTTTGCAGATAATAAGACGATATATATTTACTCAGAAGAAGAGTTTTATAAACGTTCTGATGAAGTTATTAGATATGCAGAGAATACTGACGAGGTTTCTATAGAAACAATATCAACGGAAGTACAAACGTATATTAAGGGTTATGGTAAAAAGAAAACAAGTAAAGAGACTAAGAATTATAGTCCAATCAAAACACCCTCACTAAAACTTAACGGTACATTTATCAAAAAAGGAACATGGCGTACTGAAAAAGTAGGAGCCTCATATGAAACACCTATTAAGTGTAATTGGGGTAATGAGACCTTAGAGTTTAACCTTAAGAAAGGTGAAAACGGAGGTATGTGGGACTTTTACCTAGATGATAACTTACTATTTACGGTGACATGTTGGTATAGAACAACAACTACAGAAAAGATTATCGTAGCTAAGAACTTATCAAAAGGTAACCACACATTTAAAGCTGTATTTAAAGGTGCTGACCCTAAAATAAACTACAAGAAAAATATTCCTTGTGGTTACGTAGGAACAGAGAAAGCAACAATATTAAACCTTACAGCAGTATTAAAGGGTGAGGAATTATATCACTATAAATATGAGTATAAATCACCTAAAAATTATAATGTGTTTGGTCATTCTCAAGCACCTACTATATATGACGATAACGTAGAAAGCCAAAAGGAACTAGAGGAATTAGTACAATCATCATTACAAGATGAGCCCGTTGTAGAGGTATCTACTAATTACTTAGGCTTTGAACAAATTAAAGAGAACCATACAGTAAGGCTATTTCATAAGCCTTTAGGGTTCAATACAGATATTAAAGTTGTAAAACTTACAGAGTCACACCCTATTTTAAATCTTCCAGTAGATATTGAGTTTAGTAATGCTAAAAAAGACATTATTGAAATTCAAAACGAAATGATGAGACGAGTAAAAAGCACAAGCTCAGCAATTAAAGCTGGAAAACTAGGATTAGGTACAAGCTCAGTAAAAACAATAACATCACGTTCAGTAGGGAGTGTATAGAAAATGGCAGATGAAATTATTACACCTTTAGCTAATGATGATGAGTATTTAGGTATGGAAGTCAAACAGCTTGAAGATGAGGAAGGTAATGACTTTTACCCTAAAACTCATATTAAAGCAGTTGAAGGTATTGAAAGATATGACGATGGAATTATAGGAGTAACTAACGACTTAATAGACTTAGCTAACACTATGATTTTTGATACAGGTTGGAAAGATTACTCAAATAATGTAGCCCCTGGTGTACAACCTAACGGACTATATGCAAGTGACGGGTTCCATTGTGGAATTAGACAAGTCCTACATTATTATGGAGCACAAGAGGTTCAATACGTTAATAAAAAAATGATTAGGGTTAACCTAAGAAACTTTACAAATGGTCAGAAAATAGCTCAATTACCTACTGGCTTTATGAACACCACACAAGTATTTTACTCTAGGTCAGGCAGTGGTAAACAGCCTATTATGGTTGAGATTAGAGCTAATGGAGATATGAATGTTTACATTGATAAAACAGACCAAGCAGGAAGTGCTAACAGTAATTGGATATACGCCCAATTTGAATGGACTGAATAAAAAATAAATCAGGAGGAAAATAAATGTATAAGACAAATTTTCCAATGGAATTAAATAGTACTCATAGACAGTATTTGTCAGAGAACTTTAAGACATTAGAACAAGATAAACAAGCAGTATTAAATATTATAGAAAGACATAAAAAAGAAGATAAGAACGCTCATGATAGTTCACAAATTAAACACGGTGATAGCACTGTAGATAAAGAATTGGAAATTATACGAGGTGAGGTTCAATCACAAGTTATAGGTGCAAACGGTGACGGTGTAGCAGAGCTTAAAGATATGAGGGTAGATACTCAAGGTAATGTACACGAACTAGCACAAGATAGGTTAATGGCTGACTTCGGTTTAATTGGTGATGTTGCTAACTTAGCTAAGATACTAGCAGACCAACATGAAAAAATGTTAAAGCAGAGTGCATATTACAGTGAAATCACAACAGTTAAAGGTAGAAACTTTGATACTACTTACTACATTACTCATATTCCACATAAGGATAAAGAGGGTAATTTAATCAAAATTAAACGAGGTATATCAGGGGATATTAATAAACCCGACCATATCACACCAAGAGAATTTGCTAAACGTACAGGTGCTACATTTGTATCTAATGCTAGTACAGGCTCAGGTACTCAATTATTACCCCATGGTGTTCAAATATACAACGGTCAAATCATTAAGAGTGTTAAAGATTATGACGCACTAGAGCAACGTTGGAGCTTAGCAATCGGTGAAGATAATACTTTAAGAACATACGCACCTAATGTAAATGCTGAGACATTACTAGCACAAGGTGAAACAAACGTATTGAGTGGTTTCGGTGCCTTTATTCAAGATAATAAAATAACTGTTAAACCAGGTGACTTTAGTCCTAATACAATTGCAAAACACCCACGTTCAGTAATAGCTCAATTACCTAACAAAGATATTATTTTCTTTGCTTGTGATGGTAGAGAAAACAACAATAAAGGTTTTGTTGAAAAAGGTATGACCTTACAAGAGGTTGGTGAAACACTATTTAAACATTACGGTGAAATCACATTAGCTTATAACCTAGATGGTGGAGGTTCTACAGCTCATGTATTACGCTCAACTAAACTAAATAAATCTCAAGACGAGGACTTTACTACAGAGCGTAAGGTGCTCGATTTTTTATATGTTGTAAAAGAGCCCGTACAAGTTAGAGATAAAGATATTCAAAACGCTTATGAGGATATTGGTGAGATTAGAAACCTTGTACAAAAAGTATATGGTGAATTGTATAGATTTAACCGTTCAAGTTCTCAAGAGTTCGGTACAACAGGTTACAACGAGTATACAGGACTATTAGCATTTGATGATGACGGAAACCCACGTAAGAAGATTTATCAAGCTCCTAGTGGCTGGAGATTTTGGGACTATGATTTATCAAGAACAATGTTCAGAATTACAGACGATAGAGTAGAACATAACAATAGAACACTAGCAAGAAACTACTCAAACCCTGAAACAGTAACAAATATTAATACAGTTACATTTGGTGGAACTTATCACGTACCACAAACAGCTACAGGTTCACCATATAAAAATGTATCTAGTTCAATTGTTACACACTATAACGTTTCAGCTAGAGAATTTGGTGACGCAAGTACAGCCTTCCAGGTTGCTGTTCCATTTGTTAGAAGTGGTAACTACACAATGAGACGTAGAACATATGCCGAGGGTGCATGGTCACAATGGTTTGATGTATAAGAAGGGAGCAAGTAAATAGATGATTAATAAAGAAGGGCATTTAAGATTAGATACAAGCTCAAACTTTCAAAATAGATTAGATACAAACATTCAATTTTATAGTACAGACTTAGGGACTGCCGACTTAGTTTTCAATTTAACTAGGAATGAGCGTCCTCTTTTAGTGTCTGAAAATAACGCAACTACATTTTTAATCATGAAAAAAGATGATGAGTATATAGTAGATTTTGTCGAAGTTGTAGACCCTATGAAAGGGAAATTAAAGTATACGGTTCCTAACCAAGTACTAGCTAGACCTGGTAAATGGACTACTCAATTATATATTGAGGTTAACAATGTTAATAACCCTGGGAATGCTGATATTGCTACAGAGATTGATTTCACATTCAATATTAAAGATAGTGTTATTAATACAATTCCAGCAGTCGATAAGATTAAGGAAATTAGAACCTTTGCTGAGTTTAGAGCTAGTATCATGGAACAAATTAGTGCTATCAACTCAGCATTAGAGGACGGTAACGATTACGTCACTTTAATGGAGTCTACTAAGACTAGTGGTATGAAAGCATTGAATGATAGGTCAGCTCAAGTTATTCAAGAAATTACTACTTTAGTAAATAGTTCTAAAAAAGAATTAACAGATTTAAAAGATGAGGCTATTAATGAGTTAGATACTAAAGCTAATAAGATTAAAACAGATGTTGAGGCTTTAAATAAGTTTGATACAGCTAATTGGCAAAAACACAAATTAACCAATGATGATGGTATTGTCAGACAGATAAATCAAGTAGATTTAGCTAATCCTGATGAGTATTTTACTAAGACAGAGTATGTATATTTAACGCAGGCTATCAATGCTCCTGCTGGTGAAAATGCAAACGCCTTTGTTTCAGTCGTATTTAGAAGTGGTGGCTATGCTACTTTAACTTATAAAGCTTATAACTCAGATAAAATATTCATGAAACGAAGAGTAAACAATCCAACATGGACTGATTGGGTACCATTAAACCCTGATACTAACAAACGTAAATGGTTAGGTACATTAGGACAAGAAGGTAACATTTATAATGATGTTCTTAAATTACCTGGTGGTAAATACGAGTGTACAATCCCAGCAGACGCATTTAGTGTTAACGCACCCCAAGACCCTAATGGTGGTTCTTATATTGCAGAAATAGATGTAACAGAGGCTGAGAATAGTCGTAAACAATTTAAATTGTTATCTAATTATAGAAACAATGAATATAGAGCAACTGTTCATACACCAAATGCTAGTAATCCTAACGGGGTATTTACTGGCTGGAAAAAGGTTCAAGACGCTGAGGAATACGAGGCTTTAAATAGTGATACTGGTTGGATTGACTGGCAAACTAAAGGCTCAGCAACTAAACGTAACACTACAGATGATAAACAAATAAAATGCCAATACAGAATTATTAAGACTAATGGGGTAAGAAGAGCACATTTGAGATTTAATGTTAACAACTTAACAACTCAAGAGGCGTTTGGTTCAATCCCTGCCGAGTATGTGCCTGTTGAACAGCATTTCATACCTCGTATGCCTGTATCGTTACACCCAGGAGCTTTATTGGTAAGTACAGAGGGTAATTTATTATTCTTTGCTAATACACAAGATACTAACTGGTTACCAGGTCACTATATTGTTGGTGAAGTAAGCTGGTTAGTAGACTAAAAGGAGACAAAGATAAAAATGTATGAAATATATTTATATGACGGTACACCTATACAAGTATTTGCTGAGTGGCAATTACCAACGGATAAACCGTACACATTCATAAAGCCACCTCAAGGAATTTGGGCACCTATATTCTTTGACGAAGATTCTCAAACGTGGGTAGGTTCACCACCCCCAATTACCGAAATGGACGTTAAAGATGTAGAAAGAGCAATCAACACACAAAATGAAACTATTAAGCTAATTACAGAACGTAGTAATAAATTAATGAGGGACTATGATGAGTTGATTAAGTTTACAGGTAACCTTTTATTGCAGGTTGCTTATATAAAGAGACATACTAACATGTCAGGCATGGCTATCAATGTTAATGATGCTAAGTATTTCTATTCAAAAGGATTGTATACTGATTTTACTATTAAGCAACTAGTAGATAATGGCTCATTATTGAAAAGAGATTATAAAGACATAACAGGTGAGGATTATCCTGTATATGTCGATGAAAATGAATAATTTAAAAGTCACTTTAATTAGTGGCTTTTTTATTTTATAGAAAGTAGGTAAAAAATGAAAAAATTAATGGTCAATATGGCTAACATTAATCCTTATGAACTATTTTCTAATTTACTTATTCTCTTATTGGTTGGTAATGGGGTTTTACGCTCATGGGACTTTATAACAATGAGTACAGTGGAATTAGAAAGAGTATCACCCTTATATATGACTATGGCTCAATATATAGATATACACGCTCTAGGTTGGTTATTTTTAATATCCTCTATCACCCTATTATTAAGTATATTCTTTAAAGGTCAAACAGGTTATATCTTTTTAGTATTAGGTGCGTTAGGTGCTGGCATTATCCACTTAATTTTTGGTGTGATAGCAACTGAAGGAGCCACATTATTTGTTACTTACTACTTTAACCTCTTGTGTGGTGTTATTCAATTTATCCTAGTATTTATCGGAGGTTTGCAACTGTGGAAAATCAAACAACTCAAGAAATAAAACACCTTACAGATAGAATTACAGACGTTAATAAACGTATTAATACGATAGATGGAAGAGTCGAAAAATTAGACGATAAAGTAGATAACATTGAAGAGAAGTTTAACGACCGACACACTGAGATGGTCAGGATTACGACAGAGTCAATAGCTGAGAATAAGGCAAGTAGAGAAAGTATAAATGGGTTAGTTAAATCGTTAGATAAATTAGTAGATGAAATGAAAGAGACTAATTCAGTTAATTCTAAAAGGTTTGAAAGAGTCGAGGATAAAATTACTAAAGTAGAGAATGCTGTGAATGACAAAACGTTGTCAATTACAACTAATTTAGAAGAAAAGAAAATGAGTAAAGGATTATTGGGGACTATTATTACAGCAATTTTAGTGTTGGTTGGAACACTTGCTAAGATAATAGCCCCTTTAATCGTAGGATAAAACTATTAAGGAGAAAGATAAATGAAAAATATAGACGCTGGAACACTAACAAGAATGATTGTACTAGCATTAGCTTTAATTAATTCAGGTTTAGCTATGTTTGGTTACGATGTTATCCCGTTTGATGAAGAGCAGTTAAGCAACTTTATATCAATGGCTTTCTTAGGTGTAGCTACTATTTGGGCATGGTGGAAAAACAACCCAATCACTAAAGAGGCTAAATGGGCTGACCAAAAGAAAGATAAATACAAAGCAGAGAAGAAATATAAGAAAGCAACAGGTCAAGCACCTGTACAAGAAAATATTGATAACCAAGGCAACCTTTAAAGGGTTGTCTTTTTTATATTAAGGACGGTGAAAAATTGTGACAGTAAAAAGAACGAAAGCTCAAGCTTATACTTATATGAATAAATTAAAAGGTAAAGGTTGGGACTTTGACGGAAGTTTCGGCTGGCAATGTTTTTGACCTGGTTAATTTCTACTGGAACTATTTAACAGGTGGTCAATTATACGGACTATATGCTAAGGATATTCCATTCAAAAATAACTTTAACGGGTTAGCTACAGTATATGAAAATACACCTAAATTCTTACCACAAAAAGGTGACATTGTAGTTTGGAATGGTAGCTATGGAGGAGGTGCAGGGCATGTAGCTATTGTACACTCAGCTAACATTGAGACTTTTGTATCACTAGACCAAAACTGGTGGGGTGGTGGAAACAAAAAGACAGAGGTAGCACAATACATTACTCATACTTACGACTTCCCAATGTACTTTATCAGACCTCACTTTAAAGCTAAGGCAACAGTTAAAGATAAAGTGACAAGTGTAGTTAAACCTACAGCTAAGCCTAAGAATACTAAAAAGAAAATTGTTCTTGTATGTGGTCATGGCTACAATGACCCTGGAGCTGTAGGAAACGGAACTAATGAACGTGATTTCATTAGAAATAATATCGTTGACAATGTGGCTAAGTACCTAAGACAAGCAGGGCATACAGTAACGTTATACAACAAGAAACAAGACATGTATCAAGATACTGCTTACGGTTACAAGCTAGGTAATAAGAAAGATTATGGACTATATTGGGTTAAATCTAGCCTTAAACCTGACGCAGTAATAGAGTTTCATTTAGATAGTGCTAAAGGAGCTAGTGGAGGGCATGTAATTAAGAACTCTTACTCAGCAGATAGTATTGATAAAGGACTAGATAAAGCCCTTAAAGACACAGTAGGAACGATTAGAGGTATAACAACTAGAAACGACTTACTCAATGTTAATGTAGCCTATGATATGAATATCAATTATAGACTTGTGGAACTAGGTTTCATCACATCTAAAAAAGATATGGACTATATCAAGAAGAACCTACAAGCCTTTACTAAACGTATAGCTGAGGGTATTCATGGTAAAGCTATAGGTGGTACGTCAGCAGGTAGTAAGAAAAAGACTACATGGAATTGGTCAGGACGTTTTACAGCCAATACGACTATTAAGGTTAGAAAATCACCTAATGGTACGATAGTAGATAAAGGCTCATGGATTAAATCAGGTCAATGGGTGGACTTTGTAAGTGTAACTAAGAAGTCAGGATATTGGTGGATAAAATTCAAATTTCCGACTAATCCTAAAGCAGGTTACTTCTATTGTGCTGTATGTAAGATTACAGATAAGAACGAGAAGATTAAGAAAGAAAAGTATTGGGGCAAGATTAAGTGGAAGTAGTTAATTGTTACTTGTGACAGTTGATTCTATAAATATGTTTTAAAAATTGGTTTAGGGCTATTCTACTAAGGTAGGGTAGCCCTTTTTTTGTCTTTAGTTTATGTGTTGACAATTTTCACACACTTTTTTCTTGTGTGTAATGTTTTCACATGTTAAGATTTAGATGTAATAAAAATAGCCACCAGAACTTTAGAGGGAACTGGTGACTATTGAGTAAAGGCTCACACTAGACCTGTGATTACCAAACGAACCTTATTTTAAAAAAAGGTAAAGCTGACTGTATAAACGCCAATTAATACAGTTGGCTTATTTTTTTGCTTGTTTTTAATAGCAAGGTATAAAGTACTTATTGTTACAACTGACCAAGTTACTGTAAAAGTAAAATCAAAATTGATATTTATTAAGTTGATATTTATGTCCATGCTATCACCTCGTTTCTCTACCAATTAGAGGCTCGTTGAGGTGTTTCACAAAATTGTAAGGCTCTTTTACTCAAGTAAAATTATAGCATGTAACAACACTATGTAATACCTATAATACCTTAAAATCTCTTAAAAAATAGGATTGACTTTTTCCTTACTCGTCTCAAGCGTTGATATAATAACATTTAAAAAATAAAGTTTTTTTATTTAATTGTCCCATTCATACTATGGTGTTGTTCTTTTTTTACCAATAATTGTAAGCTCTCAGACGCCTCGAAATACTTTTATGTGGGTAGTTATTAACAAACTGTTCTCTGAGAGCTCGTCAGTTATCGTAAAAAATACACTTTTATTCAATTTCAACTATACAGTCGATACTTATATACTGTTTCTCTTTTTGTTCATTTAAAACTTGCAGAACGTTACGCTCACTATCAAATCTATTTATTTCACATTCTAATGATTTATAATAACCATTTTCCCAATACTTAATTGTCCCTTGTGGCTCATAAAATAATTTTCTAGCTAAGGTATCATTTAAATCTCTTTTTGCTTGTTCATCAAGTATAGGCTTATCTACTTTATTTTGGTCTTTGATATGTTGATTAATAATGTCATATTGTTGAGGAACGCTGGCAAATGGTGCCCATTTAATCATTAATCGACCTTGTGGAATATTCTTATCAAGATATTCTTTAGGTATTTTTCGATAATCAGTTTCATACTTATAAGGCTCAGGCATACCAGGGTTAATTATTTTCATTTATAACAGCTCCTTTATGTACAATAATATACGAACGTATGTTCGATTACAAGACAAAAAAATATGACCCTAGCTTATACTAAGGTCATTGGTATTATTTTTTGTCAAAATAAATTTGTAAGGCTTGCAGGTATTCATTTTGTTTAGTTAATAATGATATTTTTTTATCTTCTGCTATATCTTTACTTAGTTCCTGAGTTATTACATTTAATTCTTTTAAAGCACCCTTAGCTCCTAATTCTATAATTTTATTTAAAGCTTTGACATCATCAACTTGTTCAGTTTCAGTTAGTGGCTCTATCTTATAGTTATTTTCTAAATAATTCTCTTTTAAATACTTTAAAAAATTCACTGTATCATTATTACTAAATTTTATACTATAGTTGCTTAATAATTCCCTCATTTCCTCAAATAAATGATTAAATATTTCAAATCTATTAAAGTTATTTTCTTGTTCCTCACTTAAAAACATTAAGTAGGCACTATATAATTCAATTGCGTCCTCTATTTCAAAATTTTGACTTGAGTCTCTATCCTCTAAAATTTCAGCTAAGTAATCATTACCTTCATCAGACTCTAATTGTAATTTAACCATGTTATAAATATGTTTTTTCATAATAATATCCTCCTAATTTTTGTGTTTATAATGAACCTTCTAAGTGAACGTCACCGTCTTCATCTTCTACCCATTTTAATTCTTCATCTTCGTCCTCTTCATCATCTTCTATATAAGTATCATCATCTTCACTTACGTCTGTTTCTTCCATATCTTCCTCGTAGTCTTCTACTTCACTATCTGTTTTAGCTCCTACAATACCATTTCTAATGTCACCCATTGATAAGTTTTCGTCAGCCGAAACCATTTCAGTAGCCTCTTTGTAATGTAAAAACTCAGGAGCTAAATCATTGTAATCTTGAACCAGACTATTATATTCATTTTTACTTACGTCAGGCTCGTCAGTATAACCGTATTTAGTAAGCATATCCCTGTAGTCTTTATTTGGTAATTGCTTAAGTTGTTCATCTGTAGGTTGTTCAGAGTACTCAATAGCAAGTATACCTAAACCTTCAGCAACCTCAGATATCTCTGTTTCGTCAGTGAAAATTAAATCAGTGAATTTACTATTTAAATCTTTACCTAACACTTTATTCTTATATTCAGCGTCTAATTGTTCATACTCAGGTACTATTGAATTAAGAGATAATACTGAATGATACATTAAGTCACCATTAGCTAGGTCATAAGTTTCAGTTAAGTCAGGATTATTCTTTTTAAAATTATCCATAATAAGAATGTTTTTGCCTAATTCTGAGTATACATTGGATATCTTAATGACAGGGTCTGATACAGTATTATTAACTTGTTCTAAGTTTTTAGTTTTGCTTTCAAAGTTCTTAATAGCTTTATCTAATTTATCGATTTCGTCTTTTTCTACTTCTTCACTATTCATAGTTATGTCTAATTGCTTAACTACTTTTCTTAGCTCTTCTTTCTGTATCTTTTCCTCTTGTTCAACAGTCATTTGTTTCTGTTCTTGTTTAGGTTCCTTTGACTCACTTTCATTGTTTCCACATGCTCCTAATAGTAAAATACCAGTTAAAGATGTTGCTAATAATAATTTTTTCATTTTGTTATCCTCCGACTATATTAATTTTATTGTACATTATTTAATTGCTTACTTATACACTTTAATTAAATAAATTTTTATAATAGGTTAGTGTATATTTTTGTGAATGTAGAATATAGACAACTTCCTATAACGAGGATTATGTAAAGTAATTTTACTTTACTAAAATACCTTTATATCAAGTATTGAACATCTATATTGTGAATTATTGAACAGTTGTATATTCTATACACAGCTAATTTTTAGTTATTTCCCTGTTTTCATTAGTTTTCATATAATGTATTTTTATTCAAAAGTATAGTTACTAGTTTTTAAAACACATATTTAAATTTTCTTTTTTTAATTTTATAATTTTAGATTTGTTTTCTTGTTTGTGCCTAACTAAAATTACAATGTCTTGAATGTCTGTTATAATGTCTAGCATTTCCTCACCTGTATAAAGCTCTTCAGTTATACCTGTTAAATAAAAATTATTTGTTTGCTCGTTATTCATATTAATTAGCTCCTTTTTTAATGTTTTACTTAATTTTGTCATTCTCTCTTTTGATAAATTCATAATTACCTCCAATATAAATATCGACTTTAAGTAATACTTGAGTATTACTTTTGTTTAATTAAAAAATGTCCCGTTACCTATAGCAAAGCATAAGGCTAACGTTAATCCCATTCCAAACATTCCTATAAACATTTTAATATCCTCAGTCATGTTTAACCCTCCCTTACATTCTATCTCAATTTGATAATTCTGTAACGTTTCCTTGTTGTTAATACTACTATAAAACAAATATTATTAATTGTCAATACCTGAGTATTACTTTTGTTTAATACTTATATATAAAATTTAGGTTTTACTTATGTATGATATCTATTGTATACCTTATTATTATATGGTATTCTAACTCTAGTATTACTAAAAGGTAATAGGGAGGTATAACTATGAAAGTTGTTACTTTCAGCTCAGCTAAGGGTGGTAGTTCAAAAAGTACTTTATCACTTAATACAGCAGGCAGAAAAGGATTAAAATATAGAGTGTTAGGTTTAGACCTAGATGAGCAAAAGAACGCTACAAGCGTCTATAGAACGTCACGTGACGAACATACAATATATGATGTGCTTACTCATAAAGTTTCTATTAAAGACGCTATTAAACAATCACGTTTTAAGAATGTTGACTATATAGCTGGTAGTTCAAAGATATCTACTTTAAATGTCGATAAGCTGGCTATTAAAAAGTTGTTACAAGATGTATATAAAGAGTATGATTTTGTAATTATTGATACGCCACCAAGTATTAAATTACCTGTTGTTCAATCAGCTTATGTAGCTAGTGATTTAGTTATGATACCAACTATATTAGATAAATTTAGTTCAGCTAATTTAATGACAGTAGTAAATGATATACGAAAACACAATTACAAAACTGAAATTAAAATAGTTCCTAGTATGATGGTTAAAAACTCAAAGCTACATAACAATGTATATGATGAGCTTAAAAAGTTTGTTGATAGTAAAGAAGGTATTGAACTAACTAGAGCATTACCTAACTCAATAGAGGTAAGTAATCAAATGATGGATAATAAACTACTAGCAAACAGTAACAAAGTAAATAGGCTTAAAACAGCCTTAAAGAAACTAATAGATGAAGAGGTGTAACAAATGGTCAATTTTGGTGATGAGGAAGTAAATGAAACATTTGAAACGTTTGATAACGATACAAAAAAACTTAAAGAAAACTTAAAAGATTATTCTGTACAGCGTATGTCAGACTCTATCATAGGTGAAAATCATACAAGACAAACATACTTAGTTAATGATGAGACGATTGAGAAATTAGAGCATTTAGTGTCATACGTACAAGCTGTTAATGGTATTGACTCAGAGAATAACAAAGGTTTAAACAAAACTGAAATTAATAGAAGTAGAGCCTTAACTAAAGGGTTTAAATCAAAAGCTGTAAATTACGCTATCAAGCAATTTTTAGACCAATGGGAAGAACAAGAAGGATTAATTCCTAACGTCCAACATAAAAAATCAAAAGTAGGTAAAGTATACCACAACTACTATATGTTCACTGAGAACGGTGAAACATATGGCATTGAACAAGATAATAGAGGTAAGGAACTCAGATACCTTTCTACAACTAATGGTAATAGTGTAGAGTCTATTGAACAATGGTTTGATGAAATTGAAGACCAGTCTAAACGTGAGGGCAGACCTAAGAATAAATAATTAACATAGTATTATAATACTATTGAAAAATCTGAAAATATTGGTAATAATAGAAAAATAAGCAAAATAAAAGGAGTTTTTAAAATGAAATATAGAATTTCAGCATTAATTTTAGCTTTAATAATCATGATAATATATGGCACAGCAATTCAGCCTAAATTAAACTTAGATAATCCTTGGGTAAACTTAATTTCATTAGTGATTGTGTTTGTAGTTTTATCAATTATAGGAACAATTGCAAGAAAATTGGATAAAAGGTAGTATTTGGTAAGTCCTTGTGATATCTTTATATATGATTATATATACTTTATATAATTATACATATATAAGGAGGCATACACATATGCAAAAGAAAATTATCACAATGATTTTAACTGCTGTGATGTTATTAACCGTTTTTTCTGTAATCGAAAATAACGAGGCACAAGCTGTTAAAAAGGGGCAAACTGTTACCATCAAAGGTAAAAAATATATCTATCAGGGTAAAGTTAAACACTATTTCCCTAAAGGGTATACGAAACAAGTTCAAAAACTTTCTAAAACAAGTCAATCTTGGCTTAACTTTGCAGGTGGTACAGGAATAGCGTCTGTATTTAAATCAAGAGGTTACGGAGTTTTATTCTCAGCTTCAACTTATATGGCTAACCAAGGTATACAAAATAATACTAAAATATATAAAACAGCAGCCAAGAAAAATAAAGGTGTAGAAGTTAGCTATGATTTATATGTACCTAAAACTGGTAACAATTACGGATTAAAAAGAAATCAAAAAATAGTTTATAGATAATATTTAGAGAACTTAGGATATATTCCTAGGTTCTTTTTTATGAGGTTACTAGCTGTGCTCAGATAGGAAGTTTCTAAATAAGCTCAGATATGAGCTTATTAATACATACTTAGAGTAATTATTAAATATAACTGTGTCAAACTATGAAATTACTCTATAATAAATAATGAAATATAGACTATAAAAGCTATCATATCAATGTTTAATCAAGTTTAGAGTTTTGTCGTGTCATAGAAGAACTTAGTAATGCATGACACACCAAAACATCAAAAACTCTAAAACATGACACAACTCTTACTTTCAGAGTTGTTTTGAGCATTATGTTTATATAACTTATTATTAACTTTTAAAATAAATAACAATTACTTAAAGGAATGGTGATAATAATGATAAATATGAATGAGTTACATGATAATTTCAAAGATGAAATAGAAGAATTAGAACAAGCAACTAAATACAAACTAACTATTGATAATATAAATAAGATTGATAGTACTGATAGAGGAATTTATGGATTATATGATAAAGGTAGATTAGTATACATTGGTCAATCAGGAGGAAATATAAAAATAAATCATGAAAGTAAATATTTATTGAAGAAAAGAGTTAATCAATACTTACATGAGAATGGTACTGGTACAGATAATTTAAAATCTTATTTAAAAGAGAAAAACGCAACTGTTAAAGATATCTCATTCAATTATATTACTATTGATGACTGTAGAATAATTAAGATACTTGAATTAGTGATGATTGATTACTTTAACTTAGAGAATGATTTATTTAATAAGTAGGAGCCAAATAGAGCTCATATAAGAGTATGTAATGTAAATTAGATAATAATTGCTATTAGATTAAAGAATAAGCATATAAGAGTTATAAATGGTTACGTTTTCGTTGACAAAAAACTACTTTCGTTCACAATGTATTACGTAAAAGGTACTAATAGGTGGATAAGTGAGGAAATTATCTATTGTTATTTCGACAATACTATGTGAGAGATAGTTATTTTTGTTTGTCTAACCATATATAGTAATAGAGTAGAGAGGTACAGCAGACCTTGCTACATGAGATATGAATGATTGTGTATTAGCACAAATATCCTCCTTTTTCATTTAATAATAAAGTTAATTTAAATTTTCCTTTCGTTGAGAGCCTGTTATATGGCTCTCTTTTTTTAGGCTTAAAAAGGTAGGTAAATACGTACTAATTACACATTTTAAATATACAAGATTCTTTAGGAGGCATTTATGAACAATCAGGATAAACAAAGAAAATCATTTGAAATTTGGTGGGAGAAAAATGACTACCCAAGATTACGAAAGGTAACTGAAAAAATGAATATTAACTATGATTACTTTTTACATTGGAAAGCAGGCAGAAAGAATATGAGCATTGAGAAATTGAAAAAGGTAGAAAAGCATATAAGTAAATAAAAAATATACGAAACGGAGCAATTTAAATATGACAAAAACAATTATAAAGAAAGCACAATTTGATATCATGCTGGAGGCAGGGGTAATTAAGAAATTTGATGAAAGTAATAAGAACCAAAACATAGAGTATTATGTGAGTATCTACGGTAATTTTTACTCAAGGAATGTTAATACAGGGAAGATTATTCAAATGAAATTAATTCCTTGTGGAGCTGGTTATTTAAGGACAAATATAAATGGTAAAACAGTTAAGGCTCATATAGTTGTAGCTGAGACCTTTATAAGACCCAGAGATAGAGAAAAAGGTGAAGTCATAAACCATTTAGATGGAAACCAATTAAATAACCACAAGGATAACCTAGAAATAACTACCCAATCAAATAATATAAAGCATGCATGGGAAAATAAGCTAGCAAAGAATAATAGAGCTAGAAAGTTATCATTTCAACAAGCAGAGCAAATTAGAATGTTACACAGGACTGAGGGACTATCATATAACGCTTTGTCAAGAATGTTTAACTGTACGACTTCATCTATAGTACAAATTATTAATTTTCAGACTTATAAAGCAGAATTAAAAAGAAATGTATAATTTTTTCATCAAAATGAGATTTTTAGAAGAGTTGTCTTATATTATAGGTAAGAACATTTAAGGAGCTAAATTTTATGAAGATATTTGAATACACATATTTATTTACAGTACTTTTAGGCATTTGTTTATTATCAATCTTTTTATCTAAGTATACAGCAATTGATTATCACATATATGTAGTGGGTATTTCGTTTTTATGGGCTGTTATTCAAGAAATTTGTGATAATTGGCAGTCAGAGAAAAATAATTAAGATTTCTTATATTTTTTTTGCAAATAAACTTGACACAGGACTAAAATTCATGTATAGTTGAAAATGTATATAATCAAATAAAATCTAAGGAGATGATTTTACATGTCCCTAATTTTAAATCAACGCAATGCAAAAGCACGAGAAACTTTTAAATTGTGGCAAAATAAAGCTTTTTCACCCAGTCTTGTTAAAACAGCAGAGGCTATAGGTATCAACTATCACACACTTAAAACTTGGTTAGGTGGTTACAGTAATACTAACATATATAATTTGAAAAAGATTGAAGAGTTTTTATCTGTACAAATGGATAAACAAGATAGGATAGATAAGCATAAAGCTTACATGGAGCAATATATGAGATACAAACAGAAAAGAGAACAGGAGAAATGGGAAGAACGACAAACTATTTAATAATATTTAGAAAGGAAAATGTAGATGAAACTATATTTAGACACCCAAGAATTTAACGCAAAACCTACAGGCTATGAAACAGGTGAAATTACTCAAAGAATTTTAGAAAACAAAGTTGATTTGACGCCTGAGAAATTAGCTAATGAGATTATCAAAGGTAAGACAATGCTATTTGGAATTATGAATAGTAGCAGTGTTAACTATAATAATCTTTATGAGCAAGAGTTAGTAGCGTTAGATTTTGATAATCAAGAAAGTAAAACAGTAAAATACACTATACAGCAAGCATTAAGCAACCCCTTTGTATTAGATAATGCATTATTTTTATACAAAACATTTAGCCATACAGAAGAACAACATAGATTTAGAATAGTGTTCAGACTAGACACAAAACAAAAACATGATAAACATATTGAACAAATTTACAAAAAGATGTTTAGTAAATTTGATGAAGAGTTAAGTAAACAAGGTGTAATTGATATAAGCTGTATACATTCAAGTAGATTATTCTTTGGTGGAACAGCGTTTATAAAAATCAATTTTGACAATAAATTAAGTGTAAAAGATTTAATGGCTGACTACATTGAACAAAAAGAATTATTTGAAATTGATAGCCCTAGAAAGTCTGTAAATACCTTACCAACATGGAAACTTATTCAAGCTAGAAGTAAAGAGGCTGATGAAGAAGTAAGAAACAGATGGACTGAGGTTAATAAAGTTATTAAAATGGAAACAACTTTAAATGCTAAAGAGTATTTTAAAAGCTTAAATATGGCTGACTTATTAGGTATAGATAACCCTAAGAAATTTAACGACATTTTCAGTACAGATGAAAACCCGTCAGCTAGTATATTTAAGATGAAAGAAGGAGCATGTTATTTATATAAGAGATTTAATGCTAGTGTTCCAGCAATGGATATTGTAACAGTAGTATCTAAATTAAGAGGTATAAGCATAACAAATTCTGTAATGTATATTAGTCAAATGTTAAATGTTCAGTACGGGGTTGACTCAGAAAACATCAAGAACATAAATAAAGCTATAGATGAGTTTAAACATCACTTATTAACTTTGGACTTATCTAAAACACACCCTGAAACCCATAAACTTTTAAAAGACGGGCGTACTCAATATGGTAGAGATATATCAGATGTTCTAGAAATTTTAAGAAACCATATAATTGAGGTCAATGGTGAACCAAGAATGATTAGTCATTTATCCACTAGAGAATTGAGTATAAGAATTTACGGTAAAGAAACTAGTTACAATAGAGTTCAAAGGGTATTAAGACTTATGCAACTTTTAGGTATAATCACTAAACTTAAAAACGATGAAATACCAAATGATATACTTGATGGATTACTAAAATTTCAAGTTGAGAATAAGTTTTCTAAAAGAACTGATGTTCATGAGATAAAAGAATTTGGTACAGATTTTTTAGTAAATAGTGAGAGAGAGGCTGGTGTTATCAATAGTAAAGGTTTAACGAGTGCGTCACTTACAAGATACGGGATAATGTACGAGTTCGGTAAAGAAAAAGCCAATGATATTTTTGTACAAGACGCTAAAGAAGATTTTAATGTTAGCAAGCATGAAATGGATATTATGCACTTCATAAATGGAGTAGTGCAAAAAGAAGTTGAGAAAGCTGGCTACATTGAAGAAACTGATATTATTGAAGAACTTGCTAAAGAGTTGGGTAAAACTAAGAGTAAAATGAAATGGAAACAAATCAGAAATGAATTTACTAATGGATATGGTTACGAGCGTACAAGATTAAATAAAGCATTAAAAAAAGAGTTTGGTGTATCGGCAAAATACACACAAACTCAAGCACCTAACATTATTAAGAAATTAGTTTAATAGCTGATAAAGGGAATGGGTAAATTCCTTTTTATCGGACAACTTAATTTTTATATTCGATAGTTATTATAAGACATAAAAGCATATAATTCAAGTTTGCTGTTCTCGATTTTTCGGGTACAGCTTACTTTATTATTGATTTTTTAAAATTTGGATATAGCTATCCATTTTAATATTTAATCAACTTATATACATATTATAGAACGTAAATTTACGTTTGTCAAACATAAAATTTATAGGGCTCAAGCCTTGATACATATAGAACGAAAATAAAATATAAAAAAACGAAATGGAGAAATTTAAATATGAAATACGCAAGCAGATACGAAACTTTAAAACAATTTTACACTGAGCAATTAACGGAATATCATTTTGAGAAAGCTATTACTATTGGAGCATTAGACGGTACACGTACAGCAACAATTAACTATGAGGAATATATGAAAAATAAAAACAAATATTTGCCTCAGCCTGATGACAATAACAAGGCAGTATTAGGAAAATTGAAACTACCTGATGGTAAACTAGCAAGATTGAATACAACAATTAGAGTGAAAGGTTTAGCAATATTAAATGAAAATAGAAACAGCAATGATAAAAGAGCAATCTTTGCTAGATTCTATTTATTATGTATGAAACAATATGCATTTTTAGCTGACAGTAAAGACGACTTTTTACAGACGTTTGCTCTATTGTTTGCAGAGGCTTGTGATAATTTGAATGAATTAGAACCATTAAATCAATTGCTAGCTGATGAAAGACTTTATAACACTCGTATCAAGGCTATTAGACAATACATTGGTCATAATATCTATGCAGAATTGAACCCTGATGTAGTTAGGATGGACTTAGGTAGAGATGAAGACGGTAAACATGTAGTAGTGAATACAATTCTCAAAGGTATTAAAGAAGATACAAGAGTAGAGTCAGTTATAGATAATGGTGTAGATACAATCGAACGTGGCGATACACTCACAGATGAAAATAAGTTATT